AATGGAAGGGAGAAGGGGAGAGAAGCGCGGCGGAATAAGGCCCAAAAGAGATTCCTTAGGGGGGTTGTCGGACGTGCCGACGCTGATACGATTGAACGCTTTCATATGTAAACGAGGGTCAATCATATGTTATGAGCGTATATGAGGGGAGGTAAACGTCACGCGCATCTTGTCCCGCTTGGAGTTGCAATGAGGGAACAGGCCGTGGGCGTCGGAGTTGACGGACAACTGGATGGCCCGGGCTCGCTTGCGCATGGCCTCATGCGACTTGCCATACATCCGTGCGATCATACGCGAGGACAGGCAGCCGGGAAGACTGAGCGCCCATCTGATGAGTTCCGTATGCCGGCGGAAATAAAAATTATCCGACATAGCCAGGGCGTCGATGAAGGCCTTGAGCATGACGGCCACGAGATCGCGGGAGATGAAAGCGTCGACCTCGACGTGCTCATCCGTGCCGGTGTTCATCCAGGCGGTGTGTTCGTCCTTCACCTTGAAGACGTGCCGAGACTGCACCATCTCGCGGTAAGGCAGGACGCCGGAGTTGCGCATCTTCTCCTGCACCTTCTTGGGCTGAGAGAAGAACCATGCGTCAAACGACCGTGCCTCTTCCGCCGGAGCGGTCAGGTCATTCAGTCGGGCCTTGGTCATTCATCTCGGACGGTGCTGAAGGTTTTGACGGGGGCAATGTGCAAAGGTTGTGCCAGGTGTTAGTCCTCGGGACGTAGTCGATGAGGCCGAGGAGGCGGAGCCGGCGGATCAGGGAGTCACGGCGCTTGCGTCGCTTCTTGCCCTTGCGGGTATAGGGGATGTCCAGGAGCAGGGCGTCGAGCTGCGCGGGGGTCAGGGTTGCCGGCCAATCTCTGACGGTCTCGAGGAGGTAGGTCTTCGCCCCGTCTCTGATCTCGGTGGCCCTGGCGGTGGCCTTGACCCGACCCTTCTCCATGACCTGTCTTTTGTTTTTCCAGAGCCAGCGTCGGCGCTTAGAGATCTCGCGGCGGACTGAGAGGTAGGCCAGTTGCTTGGCGGAGAGTTTCCTAGGCATGTGCGTAGACTCGGGAGGCTTGCGGCCTGAATATTATTTATCTTCCCCCGTCGCGCCAGCAGAGGGGGTAGAAGTATAAATAACTACCCCTGCGGTAGACGGACTTGCATACCCTAGCGACGAGGTCATGATTAGGCGGGAAGAGGGGGGCTTAAGGGGGTGAAGGGTAGGAGACCCCTCAGACGTAGTCAGGACGGCTCCTAGGGCCCTTGGCGGGGCTGGAATCGGTACGCTGGGGAGCGGGGTCGGAGCCAGCGGTCGGGGCGTATTCCCAGCGGAGCACCTTGGCCTCCGGGGAGTGTTGAAGGTAGACGAAGCCGGACTTGGCCCAGTTGCCGTCCATGTCCTGAAGGCCGCAACGGGAGGCGCGCTTCGAGAAGCCGAACTTGTACCGGGCGGGCTCGCCCTTCGTGCGGTAGAGGAAGCCGGCGTCGCGGCTGTAGTTCACCCACTCCGCGGATCCGGCGCCGAGATAGGCGAGCTGAGAGGGGGTCATGCTGTCCAGGTCGTCGGCGGACTTCGGCTTGGTCGTGTGGTGCATGTAGATCATGGCGGCCTTGGTGCGCTTGAGGACTGGGTCGACTTGCGTGCGTAGCCAGTCGGTCGTCAGGGACTGGTCGGCGATGTCGAAGCCGGCGTAGGCGAGCAGTGGGTCAATCCAGACGACCTCGGCGCCGTGCTTGACGATGAGGTTCTCGAGGAAGGCCGGGAAGGCCGTGCCGATGTGCTTTGTGTCGCGGACGATGGCGATGTTCTGCTTTAGCCTGGTCTTCTCGCTCTCGGTCATCTTGCACGTCGAGCCCTGCCATGCCTCGGCGATGTCGCCCCCGTCATTCTCGGCCTGAAGGATGAGCGTCCTAAGCGGGCGGACGGGAGTCAGGCCGAAGGTCGATTGCCCCAGGGCCCACGAGGTCGCGATCTGCATCATCAGGGAGGACTTGCCGGTGCCGGAGAAGCCGACGATTGATACGGCGTAGCCTTGGCAGAGCCAGCGGCGGGCCTTGCCGACGAGCACGGTGGGGTCGTCGAGCGGGTTGAAGGCGTCGAGGGCGTCGAGGTCGAACCATTCGCCGGTGTCCTTCTCGCGCTTGGAGGCCTTGCGCTGCTCGGACAGGCGGGCATAATGCTCGAGGAGGGTATCCGGGTCGGTTGCGTTCGCCGCGGCGTCTGCGGCCTGACGGAGCAGGGCAGCGCTTGTGATCAGGTCGACGTGCTCGGGGCGGTAAGCGTTCGTCCCCGCGTCGGTGACAATCAGCGAGACCGTGCCGGCCTCGACCGGCGACTTCATCTCGCGCAGCTTCTGGGTGACGGTCAGCTCGTCGGCAGGGATGCCGTCAACGCCCAGGGACAGCACGGCCCCCACGATGTCCTGATGCGTAGGGTCGAAGAAGTCGGAGGCCTTGAGGTCGGGCGGGAAGGGGAGAGCATCGCGGAGGAGGACGCCGATGAGATGGCGTTCCGCGGCGACGTTGTTCGGCGGGATCATGAGAAGAGAGGAGGGGAGGGATGGGGGCGTGGAGGCCCTGCGTCAAATGTTTTAACGACAGACCCGGTCGAGGTCGGCCTTGCGGTAGTAAGGGACTGAGCGCGGGTTGCGGAGGATGCGGACAGGGAGGGCCATGCCGTCGATGCGGTATTGCACGCCGCGGACGGTGCGCCGGTGCTTGTGCGCGTACTCGGAGAGGGTGACCCACCCCTTGGGGGCCTTGAACTTCTCGAGGGCTTCAGCTGCGGCCTTGGCGTCGGACCAAGACTTGAACCTGGGCGACAGGCGATAGATGAAGCGGCCTCGGCGGACGGTCTTCTGTTCGGCGAAGCCTGCCTTGACGATGCGGGCGAGAGGCAGGGCGACACCGGCTCGGGTGTTATAGCCTAGGAGGCGGACGACCTCGATGGTCTTGTGCCAGCCTTCGGGTGTGTCGTCGGCGTTGATCGCGGCGACGAGGGCGTGGGCGTCGAAGCGCTTCATCGGGCCTTCGGGGTGAAGACCTTAAGGTCGGTTGTCCAGACCCAGCGGGAGCCGACGCGGTGGACGAGCCAGACCTTCCAGTCCTTGCCATCGACCCATCCGGCGGCGAAGCCTGAGCCCCAGCGGGAAGTGGCTAGGCGATGCGACGCGTAAGCCATGGCGTCCTTCTGACAGAGACAGCCAGCAGAGAACGCGGCGCCGCCTTCGGCTTTGGTCAAGTTGACCTGGGCGAGCGTGTGCGTGTGGCCGTGGATCAGAGCGCCTCCGCGGTCGGCGTAGTGCTTGCCCTGCTCGGCGGTGGCGTTCAAGCCGTGGGCGTAGCCATGGATGAAGGCGACCTGACCTAGTCGATAGACGCCCTTCTCGGCGTGGTAAGGCAGGATGGTCTTGGCTCCGCAGCTCTTCGCGGCTGTCTTGATGCGGGCCTCGAGGTCGGCGCAGTAGTCACGCACCAGGGCGGAGCCGGAGGTGTTCTGGAGGGCTTGGGCGCGGTGCTCGTGATTGCCCATCAGGTAGACGGTTGGCTTGGTGCGCTCAAGGAAGGCTTCACCGGCCTCGATGTCGGAGATGAGGGACTCGGCGCCTTCGGCATCCTGCCCGGCTCCACGGCGCAGGGATCGGAAGTCGAAGCAATCGCCGAGATGGACGCGGACGGTCGGCTTGTAGTCCTTGATGAACTCGACCAGGGCCTCGACGGCGTTCTCGTCAGCCATGTCGCCGTGGTTATCACCGAAGGCGACGAAGCGGGTAGGGGTGCTCATTGGTCGAGGTGTGGAATGGGTTTGCCGGCGTCATAGGCCGCGAGCATCTCGTCGCGGTTCTTGCGGGCGGTCTCGAGGTCTTTGCCTAGGTTGTGGACGATGTTGGTCTTCCGCCGGCGGATGCGCAGCCACCAGCAGTCGCCAAGCTTCTGAAGGTGATGATTCGGATTCTCCGTCTTGATGTAGGCGGGCTTGTCGTTCCGCCCGGTTCGGGTATACTTCGGACAGGCGAGCAGGAAGGCGATGCGCTCGTCGGTCAGGCCTGAGCGTCTGGCCCAGGCTATGCGCTCGTCCATGCTCAGGTCGTCATTCATGACTAGAGCCTCCATGTCTTCGCGATGT